CCTTCATAGGTGATGGCGATCTTGATTACGGCAACTACGCACCAGCGGCAAAAGTAATACAGCTGTCGCTTGACTCTGTGTTTGCTGACGCAAAAGGTCAGCCAGTTACTGAGCAACAAGTGATTGACTCTTTAACAAAGACCTTTAACCACGAGCTTGTTCACGGCTTGCGGGCTATTGATCTTATAGATCAAAAAGAGCTAGACCTTCTAACTAACATCACCGGAAAGTACAAAAAAAAGCAGGGAGATCAAGAGCTTACATACCTAGACTGGGCAAAAAAAGAATACGGAAAGCCAAAAGAAGGACAGAGGTCTCTTACCGAATCTCAAATACAAGAAGAGGCAATCGCAGAGATGGTTGCCGATGCCTTGTCGGGAGAAATTATATCGGGTGATCAGAAAATAACTATTGGTGGTAAGCCTAGAAATATTATCCAAAGAATTATTAGTTTCTTCAAGCAGATGGCTGGCTTTACTGAGGGCGCAAACGCTAGAGACTTCTCAGACTTCCTTGGCAAGCTAGAAAGCGGGGAGGTAGGAGGTCGTGAAAGGTTTGGTATTACACGAGAGGTAACGCCAGATGGTGTGCTAACAACGCCAACGGGACCAGTAAGAACAACCAAATATTTAGACGTATTCAGAGAAACAACACAACCTATTGGCAAGCAGTCTCTCGCTGATCAACCCATTGTTCAGCTTGCAGAGGAGACGGAAGAGGAAGCGTCTGAGTCTCGACGTAGCCCAGCCTACAAGGACGAAGTTGGTCGGTCTGTTGCAAGAGATACTTTTGCAAAAGAAATCGAAGACTCTGGCTTAGAGTCAGGCGCATACATTGGTGAGTTTGAGATTGACGAGCTAAACCTAACTCCGCCGTCAAAACGACTAATGCGCGCACTGGAGCGTGATGACTATCTAGGCTTTGACCGCGCAGATGATTTGTTTATTCAGCTTTTTGATGAGACTGGCTTAGAAGGGTACGACGCATCTCCTCAATTAAAGTCTGCCGTTGGCAGATATATTAATGAGATGTCGGGCATGACCAATCTCGACAGGCCGCTTGAGTCTCGTCGAACTCCATTTACCTCCATAGCGTTTGAGGTAGCACCAGACCCAAACAACAGAGACATGACCAGCCGCTGGAACTCTATGTCAGTTGCAGAGCAGTTGATGGTGTCAAATGATGTGGGTCGCGAGACATCGCAGATGGTAATCGAAGACACGGGTGCTATTGCTAAGGTACTACCGCAGATAGGGAGCTACCTCGATAATACAAACCCATCGTTCGCAATTAAGATGGATGCAGGCAATCCTCTAGATCTTGCAAAGAATCTTGGCTTTGCCTTAGATCAAGACAGCATGATGATCATGTCATCGGAGAGCTTTGATAACGCATTTAAAGCTGGCGCTGTAGATATTGACGTTGGCAGACTCAATCAAGCACAGGTAGATGATATCTATCAGAAGCTACGAGGCATAGAAGGCATACCCAAAATCCAAGGGCAGTCTACTATTGACGGCAAAATGATTGTCCTTCTTGATGAAGGCGTTGATGCCGACAAAATGGCCCGCGCTTTTGACAGTGTGCTTGATGGTAAATATGATGTGAACACTTCAGAGGTATTTGCCTCATTCCCAGAGAAAGCGGAGTACGATTATGCCAGTCCACAAGTCATCCCCAGAGAGAACACGGCAGATTTTCGGGAACGGTATCTTGCTTTCAGGGACCAAACGCAAAGACGAATCTCAGATGCAGTCTCAAGATCCCTTTCTGACCCCCGAGCAGGAAGAGGAACTGCGCCAAATTATAATCGAACAATCGCAGGCGCTCTCCTCCCAGACGGAAAGCTAGAGCTTACACACTACTCGCCAACCAAGCTGACAGTAACCGACCCGTCTCGTGCTGGCACGGGTGCTGACAGGTTCAAGCAGAACAGGCCAACATACGGCACGTTCTTTGGTGTGACAAAAGCGACAGAAAATCCTTACGTCAAGGAACCCACTGTTGGAAATGTAGAGAATCGTTTTGCTGTTGATGCCGGTGATCTTTATGTCGTGTCTGATTATCTAAATCCAGACGCGCTGAAAGACCCTAAGGGCGTGTTTACTACATTCCCCGGCGGCAATGTTGACTATGACTCTATGCTCAACAAGACCAAGGAGCTTGGCTACAAAGGCTTTCTAATTAGCACGCCCAACCTTGGCAAGGTTGCAGTCCTTAACGAGGCGCTGTCTGTTATTGATGACTCAATGTACTCGCGCAGAACGCCCGATAATATCCAGCTTACTACACGAAAGCATCCCCCACAAAAAGTAGAGGACGCTGTTGTTAAGGACGAAGCTCTTGCTGTAGAGGTTCAGGGTTTCCCCCGCGTTAACTTTCAGGCAGATCCAGACGCTCAGTACGTCGCTCAAAATCCAAACGCAGGATTTTCTCCTAAGTTTGATGAGCAAAGTCTAAGCTCAAGGCGACAGCCCGAGCGAAGCGCGTCATTTGAAAACACGCTGAGTCAGGTTGTCGGTGACAGACCCGTTGGTCCATCCCAGTACAACACATATCTGGAGGCGACAGGCGAGGGCAAGCTTAACTATTGGTTGACCAAGTTCAAGCAAGAGGCAATCAATAAGTACGCTAGGCTTGAGTCTTTGAATCGGGATGTAGCGTTGCGTGATAACCTTGCTGATTCAAGTTCAATTGCGGCCACGCTGTTTGCAGACAGATCCAGAGGAGTTGTTGCGGCGGCAATTAAGCAGGGCGTCCCTGTATACCGAAATGGAATTACTAAAGTAGAAGACTTTAGACATGACGGTAAAGACTATCGAGGCCTTGTTGATTTGATGAGCATGCTGTACTCCAAGGAGCACGGCGACTTAACAAAAGACGCGCAAGCATATTCTATAGCGCTAAGAGGCGAGCGTCTTTCTGGAAAGCTGGATAAAAACGGCAACCCATTGAAGGTTCCGGTCACAAAAGAACAGCGCGCTGAGATAATTCTTAACGCAGAAAAATACAAAGATGCTGACGGCAACTCAATTATCGAACAGTGGCATAGCGCATGGCAGGCTTATAACAATTATACAATTAGATTTTTGCAGGACACAGGAGTGTTAAACGAGAAGACGGCAAAACTATGGCAGAAGTCTTCTGATTACATACCATTTTATCGCGCGGCGGCGGGCGAGAAAGGCGCGCCAGCAATAGCACAGAGAGTGTTTGGTAACGATCTGACATCCAAGGTCCACATCAAAGAGTACAAAGGCTCCACTGATGCTGTTGATGTGCCGTTGATGGAGGCTATAGGGCTTAATCTTACTGCGGCCATTGAGATGGGCATGCGTAATGTAGCTCAACAAAGAATTACCAGAGACATGCAGACCTTAGGTCTTGCCGAGCAAGTGGGCAAGGGTGAAGCAGACACTGCGGCTACAGTTAAGTTCAAGGTAAAAGGCCGAGAAGTTCGCTTTAACATTTACGACCCACTCGTTTATGAGTCAATGCAATCAGTACCGGAACTACCCGGACTTATAACCGGCGTCGTTTCGAAGCCAGCAACATTCTTAAGGGAGATGATTACTAGAGATCCCGGATTTATGGCCGTGAACATGTTACGAGATACGCTGTCTACGTTTACAACTTCTGGCTCTAACTTTATTCCAGTCGTAGATACCTTGCGTGGTCTGGGTGACGGAATGGACAACTTAGAAAGGACGGGGGTTGTTGGCGGTTATGACTACTCAAATGATCCTGACGATGTTGTTAAGTTCTATGAAAAAGAAATGCGGCGTAGAGGGATTGGCCTTGATAGCGCGGGCTTTGGGCCTATTGAAATGTTTAAAAGGATCTGGGACTGGTCTGGAACCGCAACAACTGCATCCGATGCGGCAACAAGAAACGCCGTATATAAAGATGTGCTTGCGCGCACAGGCAATGAAGCAGAGGCACACTTCCAAGCGCTTGAGGTTATTAACTTTTCTAGGCGTGGAGCAAATGCACTCGCCAGAGGTTTAACCGCAACCATCCCATTCCTTAATGCACGATTTCAAGGCTTAGATGTTTTTTATCGTGCAGGCAAAGGTGATTATTCTGCTAATAGCGAGCTAAACAGAAAGCGAGCCATGCAATCTTTCTATACTAGAGCGCTCATGCTTTCATCGCTAACTGCTCTTTATTATTTGATGGTCAGTGATGATGACCAGTACAAAGAACAAAGTGAGGTTGTTAGGGATAACAACTGGATACTTCCTACGCCTTGGGGGGTTCCAATCACCCTCCCAATTCCTTTCGAGGTTGGTTTATTTTTTAAAACAATTCCAGAAACTATTCTTGCATCTACCATTGGGGATAAATCCAGCAAAGAAACACGCGAAACAATTCAGCGCGGGGTTGTGTCTACATTGGAAATAAATCCTCTTGGCATTCAGATGATCTCTCCTCTTATAGAGGCAAGCATGAACAAAAGCTTCTACACACAAAGAGCCATCGTGCCTTATTACATGGAAACAAATGTAGCTACTGGCCTTCAAGACAGAGTAAGCACATCGGAGATGGCTAAGTTTATCGGATCAGAGCTTGGGATAAGCCCAATAAAGATTGACCATGTGTTAAACGGCTACGCCGGAACATTGGGTGGGTATGCGTTGAGCGCCATAGACACTGCGCTTCGCAGTGAAATGGTTACTGGTGATGACGCATCTAAAATGCCCTCCCTTAGACCGTATGAATACCCTCTTGTAAGAAGGTTTTTTGCCTCAAAGGAAGGGTCGGGATTGAGAGAGGACGCATACGATATCTATCGAGAGATCAACAAGGTTGTTACGACCAGCAACAAGCTAAAAAAAGAAGGAAGGTTTGACGAGTACGAGGCGTACTTAAGTTCAAAGGGGCACCTGCTAGAAATTAAAACGCCCGTCTACAAGGTAAAGAAAGTTCTTGATGACACAAGAAAACAGCGAGAGCAGATCCTTCGCGCAGATATTGATGCAGAATTAAAGAAGCAAATGATTGAGGACATAGACGCAAGACTTAATGAGTATCTTAGTATTGTTCCTCAACTAAAAAAGCAGGCCGACCTTCCGGCCTTTGAGTCTAGGCTTATGCAACGACTTACTGGTGGCTAATTAACCCAGCCTCAATCATGCGGCTCCACGTTCTTTCTAAGGCGCGGAGCTGACATCGCAGGATCTCTTCTTTACTTAAGTTCGTTTTGGTCCTGCCATCAATGACATCGTGACAATTGTGACAAGCATACACTCCAAAATAGTCAGGTGATTTCATGCCCAAACCCTTGTGGTTGCTGGGTATGTGGGCCAAAACAGTAGTCTCTGGGTTGTTGTTGCAGTGTGGGTAGATTTGTAACGTACACATCTGTCCTCGCGCTGACTTTCTCAGCTTAGACATGCTTGTTATACCTGAATCTTCTGGCCATTAGCTTCCGCCACAAGGACTCTATCGGATCAAGATCACCGTGGTCCATCTTGAGCCTAGGTCCATAGCCAAAGTCTCTGGCCTGAGCCTCGCGCTCAAAGCGACCCTTGTCTACCCACCCATTCACCCTGAGCACATTCTCCTCGTCCGTCTTCCCCACCAGCACAGCCAAGTCCGCTTGAAACTTCTCGATGCTATCGAAGATCAGCGGGCCTCTCTCCTTGTTCGAGAACTTCACATCAATCGAAACATCATCAAACCAAAGGTCAACGCCGCCATCAGTAGCAACATTGACTATTGGTAGCTCAGTATTTAGTAGCCTAGCTACAGCAAACTCAGCTTTGAATCCCCAGATGTTTGCTTCTTTGCGCGATTGATTTTTGTTTTCGAGTCGAGGCGATACGCCCTGCATCTCAACCAGCTTGACGGTGTCCAGCCCCATCAGTGTTGCTGTATGAGAATCTTTGCGGCTAACTGTTACTAGCATCAGTGACTCGCTTACCAAGCAGGGCGCTTAGTTCTGTTGCCTCTTCATCGAAGCCCTTCAGCTTCTCGTTAATCTGCCCTGTCTCTAGC